AGGGTTAACTAAACCAGTCCTAGTTGGACACCAACAGCTGTCAGCTTCATTAACAACTCTTAAATTACCGTTTGGGTCTTTAAATTTAAGATAGTATTCACCGTTAAACAAATACATGTCATTAATATTTGGTGACACTAATTCCCATTGACAAGATAAATCACAACCACAACCATTTTGTTGGTTATCATCACTAATACCTGGTGATAGACAACACACATAACCACTATCAAGTTTACTCCAAGTAAAATCAGATGTTACATAATCTAAAAGTGTACCACCGTTACCTAAATGGTATGATAAAGTTGTACTATTAGTATAAACCCTATTAAAGGTTTCATGATAATAAGGGTTACCGTTAGCCCTTGTTTCACAACAAGTTTTTGGTCCAAACATACTATATCTAAATGAGTTTGGGTGACCATAGAAATCGTATAACGTATATTTCCATTGGTAGTAATTATAATTATAAATTGTATTTGTATTATATTTTGAATTAAGATATCCAAAATTTAAATCTGTTGAATAACAATCAGCTTTTGTACCTTCACAGTTAGGTTTTAGTCTCTCAAAATTAATTATAAGTGAATCATCATCTTCAATTGGTTCACAACCACAATCAGTTAATTCAACTTGTGGACAAAAATCATTAATAACATTAGTATCTAATAAAACTACATTTGATAAATCAGACCCATCTAAAGCTACTGGGTCAACATATGTATTACCACTATAATTATTTATTAAACCATTATTATAGTTATTGAACAACTGAGTAACACCACTAGTTACAGTAGTTGATGTAATCGTAAACGCACTAAAATTAGGTATAATATTTTCTAATTGTGCTATATATTCATAACCACTATCATATGGCCCAACATGGGGATTATTACCTATTAGAGTATATTGTGTTGCAGCTGAACCAGCGGTTTCTCTATACCATCCACCACCTTTCTGGAAGTACATATCTCTAGTATTCCTAAAGAATTTAGGGTAACCGTCTGCATCAACATTGTAAAGACTTAAATCGTTTGGTAAATTATTGTATTTTAAAACTTTATAGAATAAATCCATATCGATTGGTTCTTTAGCAACATAGACGTGTTCATTAAAATCTATAAGACCATCTGGTGTACCAATAAGTTTAAAAAAGAACTCTATTGGGTTTCTAGTACCCTTTGATTTCCATATATGGGCTGAGTTAAGTATAAGTCTTCTCCAAAGCTCTACTTCAGCTTCATTAGGTGAAAGACCTCTAGAGTGTCCTGGATATGTGTTACTACCTAATTTAAGGTAATTATTTATTAAATCATTTTCAACTAAAGATGATGTTAATTCCCAACCTAAAACTCTGGCTAAGTATTTAACTAATTGGTCTGGTGTATTCGCTAATTTATTATAAGTAACAACATTTGCAAATGAAATACCATCAATATATTTTTTAATTTCATCATACTCTCTACCGTAAATCTTAAGAGTCTTGTTCATCTTTTGACCAGCAGTTTCTTCTTCACTACCATCACATCTAGGTATAGTGTCAAAGTCAGAAATACTTTCAGATGTTAAGAATCTAACCATTAAATTTGTTTCAATACCATCCTTACCATTTGTGATTTGTATTAATTCACTAACAAATCTAGTGTATTCACTTGTATTAAAATCTATGTTATATCCATCGGATACTGGCCATGTAAGAGTTTTATTAGCGGTAACGATACTACCATCATCAACTTCAACCTTATAAACATATTTTGATGTATATTTAGGATTAGATAACCTATTTAATAAATAAGATTCGTATTCGTTTAACGAATTAAAAAATTCCTCTTCAAGTTCACTCTTAGGTTTAATATGATATTCTATAGTCGATGAACTAACAACTGTTGGGTCAAATGGATTACCATCAACCGAAAAATATAATGTATCATTAAGTTGATTAGTGGAACCAGTAAAACCTATAATAGGATATTCAATATCATTTATGTAAATTACATAATCAAAATAATTCGTAGTAAGGTTTCTTAAATCATTTTCTTCATTAAATGTATCTAGTATTGTACCATTTTTCTTATAATTAATATCGAACTTATTAATTATAAAATTAGTATTAACACTAAATTTAGATTGATTAGTATTTAAATCAAAAGTATAATTAGAGTATGTATTACCAATAACCGTCTTAATACCGTCAGTCCTAAATGGATTTAAATATAATGATGCTGGCCAATTACTTATTATCTTCTCTAGTGAAACTCTAACAAATTCAGTAGCTGAACCAAAATACGCAAAATTAGATAAATTAGTCTTATCAATATTTATCGTTGTGTTAATATTATTATTAAGTAATGTATTAACCCTTTTATCATCTAATTTAAGAGTTTCAAGCGAATAAAAATTGCTAAATTTTTTAGTTGAAAATATTCTACTTAATCTACCTTCGTAATTTACTGTTGTAACAAAGTTACCAAACGTGAAGGTAGAGTTAGTACCATCAGCATCACTTGTTAATTGATTACCAACTAAATCATCACTAAAATTTCTATACTCAATTCCATTATCATAAAATACTCTTTGAGCATATCCAACTACTTTTATTCTATCACTACTAGGCATAAGATTACACGTTTGTTATATCATTAAATTCTTTACCAAAATCAATGTTATTAAGTCTGTTTTCTCTAACTTCAAATAATGGTTTACCATTAAATCTATCTTTGATTTCGTATAAATTGTATTGTTTATAAATATTATCTTCAAAGTTATAAATAGTGTAAATACCATCTTCAAGACTCTTAGTTTGGTTACCGAATAACCCAATAGCAAGTGTTTCAATATCGTACTCAACCATTTCAATTTCAATAACAAATGGTGAGAAGAAAGTGTTAGTTATAATAACGTCCTGGTCTGGTGAACCAATAAACGGTAATGTATTTGGTTTAACATTACTTGGAGATGAGGGTGTTACAGTACAAAAAACTAAATTAGAATTATCATTAAATCTATATCTAATAGCTTTTTGATTAACATTTGTTAAGTTTTGATTCACTGGTTCAGCTTTATTGTTAGAAGTTACTATTCTAAAGAAATTAGGTATTTTCTTATCGTTAGCTGCTGAATTAGTTGTTAAATACTCTATCCTATAACCAATTAAACCATTGTTTTGGAACTTCTCTAAAAATGGAGCAAGATTTGTATCCGATGTATCGAATAAGATACCCTTTATATCTGGATATGCTGATAACACACCACAATCTATTATTTTAGTTCTAATTTCAGTAGGTTTAAATACAATTGTATAAATACCCTTAGCACCAAAATCAGTTACTGGTAATTTAAGATTGTAAAGACCACCAAATATCTCAAACCCACCACTACTATTTGGGTTATTTATTGGGATTAGGTTACTTGAATCTAATTTAAAAACTGATGTGTTAGCGTTTTCTCTATTTTTTGAGTAAAACACAGTCATCTCCACATCTTGTGGTGACATATCTGCTGGTCTTACCGTACCGTATACTCCTGTTGCCATATTATTATACTTTTTTCTCTTTTATATAAATATCCTTATTTCATTATTTTATAAAAACCATTACCATAATTAACTAAATCATTTAAACTAGTTATTTCAGCTAACTGCATATGGCTTTGGTATACTGTTGCTCTACCTCTATCAATAAAAACATCACTATAAACTGTTGGTGTGGTAGTTATACCGAAAAGATATTCTTCTCTAGTCATTGCTGATAAGGATGAATTAGTTTCATTAAAAGCTTGCCCTTTGTAAAATAGTTGTGTAACATCTATTGGGAATTCACCATATATATCATTACTAACAAACCTAGTACTACCAGTATAAGTCCTAAAGAAAAGACCTAATTGTGGGTCTGGGTTGGTTAGGTTTATAACTTCTAAATCATCACCACCTATTACATAATTTATAGGATTTAAATTATTGTCACTAATAACTCTATCAACACTAGTATATGTATTACCTTGATAATCATCTACTATTTCACTAGACATATTAAACATAGGTATGTATTTATTGACTAAATCATAAGACTTAACTTCATCAATTCTATCGTTAGTATAAGCACTAATACTAATACCTGGTTCAAAATAATTATTTAATGGTTTATTTGGCCATCTAATGTCTGGTTCATATATATTTTGACTAATTAATGGAACTGGGCTATAATTACCCATAAATGGAAAATTTAAACCTAAATTAGTCAGTTTAGTATTTAATTCCTTATACGATTTAGGGTCTAAAGGTAATCCATCGTAAGCTTCGTACTCAATGTCCTTTGCTATACCCATATCATCAGTATCTTGAGTGATAAATACGTTTATCGTAAAAGCTTTATCTATTAAACCTTTAGAATTTATACCATTAGCGAAAGTGTTACCAGATAAAAACCATCTATATGTCCCCCAAGTAGCTTTATCTCTACTAACATAATCTTCAAGTAATATTTTTTTCTTATATATTTGCATTATGATGAGC